AGAAGTTTAAAGATAAAGTTACCCACGAAAGAATCCCCAAAGGTACGTCATTAGGAAGACATCCCAAAAAGTCTTCTATGAACAAACATAAAAGACGTACGTTTAAGAAGTATAATCGTCAAGGCAGCTAAGTGCGTTTATAATATTTTTTTTTAAGTATAGGTTCGCCTTTCCCAATAACAATAGGAGAAAGCATGAATTACAAAGTAAACATATGGCAAGGTGACAATTTCAAAAGAGAGATTGTATATTCTGCAAATAATGATATACAAGCAATACAGATGGCTTCAGCAGCAACACCAGATGGATGTAGATCTACATTTGAAGAAACAAACGAACAGGAGAAACAATGCCCTACGGTAAAGGAACCTATGGTTCAAAACGAGGAAGACCAAGCAGTAGCTTAAAAGGTAAACAAAAGAATTTACCAGCTAAGCTAAAAAAAAAGATAATGGCAGCTAAGAAAAAAAAGTAATGGCTTCCAAAGAAGAAAAAAGACATATGGATGAGGTAGCTCAATTAGGATGCTATATTTGTAAAGCACCTGCTACCTTGCACCATATTAGAAACAATGGTTCTGGTAATGTAGGTATGGGTAGAAGATCTTCTCATTTTGAAGTTGTACCTTTATGCTATGAGCATCATCAAGGTGGAACTGGGATTCATTTAGACAAAAAAAATTTTATTAAAAAATATGGTACAGAAAAAGAAATCCTTGAAGATGTACTATTACAATTAAAGGCACAGAAATGTCGTTCATCCATACTATAAGTCAAAAAGACAGAAATAGATTAAGAACAATAGTTAAAAGAGTACATCTAAAAAATTACCCTACACATATGATAACAGATTATGAAGCTGATAAATTAGTAGAAGCTTTTGGTGAGGAAACAATTTATAATTTGTTAAAATCTAATGTTGGTGTAAATGTCGATTAATTTTAAATACAAACCAGAAGGTCAAACAATAAAAACCTTTATGAAGTCTGATGACTTCTTTAGAGGTATTAGAGGACCAGTAGGATCCGGGAAATCAGTATCTTGTTGTATAGAAATATTTAGACGAGCTTTACTTCAAAAAAAAAATGATCAAGGTGTTCGTAAATCTAGATGGGCAGTTATAAGAAATACAAATCCACAACTTAGAACTACAACAATTAAAACTTGGCTTGATTGGTTTCCAGAAGATGTATGGGGAAACTTTGCCTGGAGTGTTCCTTATACACATAGAATTATTAAGAATGATTTAGATATAGAAGTTATCTTCTTAGCTTTAGATAGACCAGAAGATGTAAAGAAATTATTATCTTTAGAGCTTACAGGTGTATGGGTTAATGAAGCTAGAGAATTACCTAAATCAATTATAGATGCGTGTACAATGAGGGTAGGAAGATTTCCTAGTATGAGAGAAGGTGGAGCTTCTTGGTATGGAGTAATAGCAGATACTAATGCTCCAGAAGAAGATCATTGGTGGGCAATTATGTCTGGTGATGTTCCAGTACCAGATCATATTTCAAGAGATGAAGCTCTGATGTTAGTCAAACCAGATAACTGGAGTTTTCATACTCAACCTCCTGCAATGAAGGAAATAAAAGAAAATGGAGTTACGACTAGATATGATCCAGCAGAACTTGCAGAAAACAAAAAAAATCTAACAGAAAAATATTACTCTAATATTATTAGAGGTAAAACAAAAGGTTGGATTGATGTTTATGTTTTGAATAAGCTTGGATCTATTGAAGAAGGTAAACCTGTATATCCAAACTTTAAAGAAGAATTGCATTCATCAAAAGAACAATTAGAGCTTAATCCTAATCAACCTATATGGATAGGAGTTGATTTTGGATTAACACCTGCAGCTATCTTTGGACAAAGAACTGTTACAGGTAGATGGCATATTGTTAATGAACTTGTTTGTTTTGATATGGGTGTAATTAGATTTTCAGAACTATTAAGAAATGAACTTGCAAAATATTATAAAGGATATGAAGTTATGATCTATGGAGATCCTGCTGGAGATTTTAGATCTCAAACAGATGAAAGAACTCCATTCCAAATTATGAGGCAACAAGGTCTTAATGCATTACCTGCTCCATCAAATGATGTAGCTTTAAGAATAGAAGCTGTAGACGCAGCTCTATCTAGATTACTAGATGGTAAGCCTGGATTTTTAATAGATCGTAAATGTGTAAATTTAAAAAAAGGATTTAATGGTGGTTATCATTATAGAAGACTACAAGTATCTGGTGATAGATATGATGAGAAACCATTAAAGAATAGATACTCTCACGTGCATGATGCTTTACAATATTTAATGATGGGAGCTGGAGAAGGTAGAACAATACTAGCAGGTAAAGCTAGATCACAACCAACTATAGCTAAAAGAGATTTTGATGTATTTAAAACTAACAAACCAATTAAAAGGAAAGTATGGGATCTGTTCAAAAGGAATGGTTAGTATATTTTTACGAAGCAGATGAATATCCTTACCCAGATTGGTTACAGTTTTTAAAAAAAGGTTTTAAACATTGTGGAGCTATATCATATAATTCTAAACACGATTCTTGGATTCATCTAGAATATACTCATGCAGGTATTAGATTATCTCATTTAGATAAAAAAGAGCTAGAAGATATGTTAGCTTATTTAAAACAATTCAAAGTATTAAGATGTCCAGTAAAAGATCAATGGCATCTTATTAGATTCAAAGATTTAACCTGTGTAGCATTTATGATGAGATTAATAGGATTCTATAAGTGGTATATTATTACCCCCTATCAACTTTATTGTGCGTTGATTAAACAAGGATATAAGTCATTTTGGGATTGATATGTCAAAACCCAAAAAAACAGTGCAAGAAATTATAGACGAAATGAGAGATCTTCACGATCAAGAAGATGACTTAATGCGTGAGATGGAAGCTGGATATGGTTCTTTGACAACAGAAGATTTTAACGACATAGACGAACAGGAGGACTAATGGGAGGCATATTTAAACAAGACCCACCACCAAGAAATGATGCATTAGATAAACAACTTGCTGCTGAAAGAGCTGCTGAAGAAAAAAGAAAAGCTGATGCTGAAAGAGAAGCTAAATCTTATTCTGAAAAAAAAGCTAAAGGTGTTATAGGATCAAGATCTTTATTTTCAAAAGCAGGTGGTAGAGGTTTCTTTGGGTAATGGTAGCAAAAGTTTATCAAAATAAAAAAGGTGGACTTAATGCTAAAGGTAGAGCTTTCTTTAAAAGAACTGAAGGTTCTAATTTAAAAGCTCCAGTTAAAACTGGAACTAACCCAAGACGAGTTTCATTTGCAGCTAGATTTGCTGGAATGAAAGGACCAATGAAAGATAAGAATGGTAAACCCACAAGAAAAGCTTTAGCGTTAAAAGCTTGGGGATTTGGCAGTGTAGAAGCTGCTAGGAATTTTGCAAATAGACATAAGAAAAAAACATAATGTCTACTGCAAAAAAAACAAAACCTGCTTTATGGGCAAGAGCTAAAGCTCAAGCCAAAGCAAAAATGGGAGGGAAACACAGTGCTAGAGCTATGCAACTTGCTACAAAAATATATAAAAAAGCAGGTGGAGGCTATAGAGGCTCTAAGTCTTCATCCAACAAGCTTTCAAAATGGAGCAAACAAAAGTGGAGAACAAGCAGTGGTAAGAAGTCAGAAGGTAAAAGAAGGTATTTACCAGACAAGGCTTGGAAAAGTCTTAGCGCAAAAGAAAAAGCTGCGACTAATAGAAGTAAAGCACGTGGTAATAAAAAAGGCAAACAATTCGTTAAACAACCAAAAGGAATTGCTGCCAAAACAAAAAGGTACAGAAAATGATTAAATTTATAGATAGATTAATTTCAAAAATTAAAGTAAAAATAGTAGAGATAAAAAATGCAATACGAAGATACAGAAAATAAAGCAATAGGAATACTTAAAAAGTATCAAGAAGCAGTGTCTGTAAAAGATCACTGGAGAGAAAAATTTGAAGAAGCTTATGAGTATTGTCTTCCTAACAGAGAATCATTTTATGATGAATCTCCAGGTCAAAAAAGAACAGATAAAATTTTTGATGAAACTGCAGTAGTAGGAGTACAAGAGTTTGCTTCTAGATTACAAGCAGGTATTGTTCCTACGTTTGCAAGATGGGCAGATTTTCAAGCTGGTGTAGAAATACCACCAGAACAAAAACCAGAAATTAATAAACAGTTAGATGCAATAACTGATTATGTATTTGAAGTATTACAAAACTCAAACTTCAATCAAGAGATACACGAATCTTTTATGGACTTAGCAGTAGGTACAGGATGTATGTTAGTTGAAGAAGGTGATGCAGTAAATCCAATTAAATTTACAGCAGTACCATTACCTAAAATATGTTTAATGAATGGACCAGATGGTAGAATAGATACTGTGTATAGAAAGAGATCTGTTAAACCAGAACACATTAAAGTTTTATATCCTAAAGCTGTAATACCAGAAAACTTTGATCCATTAAGAATGAAAAAAGATTGTTCTATTATAGAAGCTGTTTATAAAATATATGAAAACAATGTAGAGAAATATAAATACTGTGTAGTTATGGAAGAAGCTAAAGCAGTTATTCTTGAAGAAGAATATACAGGAGAAGGATCTAATCCTTATTTAGTATTTAGATGGAATAAAGCATCTGGTGAAGTTTATGGTAGAGGACCAATATTTAATGCAATGGGTGCTATTAAAACTTGTAATCTTACAATTGAATTAATATTACAAAATGCACAGATGTCGGTATCTGGTGTTTATACTTATGAAGATGATGGAGTTATAAATCCAGATAACATATCATTAGTTCCAGGATCTTTAATACCAGTAGCTCCAGGATCTAGAGGAATAAGTCCTATACCTGCAGCAGCTAATTTTGATGTAGCACAATTAGTATTAAATGATATGAGGCAAAATATTAAAAAAGCTTTATATATGGAAACTCTTGGAAGACCAGAAGGTACACCAATGACAGCAACAGAAGTTTCTGAAAGAATGGCAGATCTATCTAGACAGATAGGATCTTCTTTTGGTAGATTACAATCTGAACTTATATATCCATTATTAAAAAGAATAATTAGATTATTATCTAAACAAGGTAGAATAGAATTACCTAAAGTAAATGGTAGAGAAGTTAAAGTAGCAGCAAGATCTCCATTAGCTAAAGCACAACATATGCAAGACATATCAGATGTAAATAGATTTAATGAAATTATAGCTGGTACATTTGGACCACAAATGATTAATGTAATTGTTAATCAAAATGAAACTGCTAAATACTTAGCAGAAAAAATGAACTTACCAGAAAAACTAATTCGAGATGAAGAAGAACAACAACGGATAGTACAACAAATAAGCCAACTACAAACTTCTGCACCAGAAGGAGAAGTACCTCAATAATGTCATGGGATGGATTAAAAAATAAAAAACCAATACCAGCAAAATCAATAGACGGATATGTAAGAACTTCAGATAATGAAGTTAAACTTAATAAAGCTTTTGCTGCACTATTCAAAGGGGATGACGGAAAAGTTATCCTGGACTATATCAAATCAATAACTACCGAAGCAGTTGCAGGTCCAAACATTGATAGCAACCAGTTATTTCATTTAGAAGGAATGAGATTTCTTGCAGGTATAATACAAACAAGAATAAAAAAAGGAGAACAAGATGGTAGATGATAATGCTACAAATACAGCACCAGTCACCACAGATGCACAAGAGCAACCTGCTAGTGATAAACCAGAATTTGTACAAGATAAATTTTGGAATGCTGATAGAAAAGAAGTTAACTTAGAAAACTTAGCTTCTAGTTATAATGCTCTTGAAAAAAAACTTGGATCAAGAACTGAAGATTTGTCTAAACAAATTAGAACAGATCTTGAACAAGAAAGGCTAGGTAAAACTCCAGAAGAATATAAAGTTAATCTTCCAGAGCTTCCAGAAAATGTAGACGTGTCTGTATCAGATGATATGGAAATAGTACAATGGTGGAAAGATACAGCTAAAAAAAATGGATTATCACAAGATCAATTTGATGAAGGTGTAAATGCTTTTGTTAATAATGCCATGGCAACACTTCCAGATATAAATGGAGAGATGGAAAAGCTTGGTGATAATGCTAAAGAAAGAATAGAAGCAGGTGAGCTTTGGAGTAAAAAAAATCTATCTCCAGAATCTTACAGTACTTTTTCTTCTCTTGCAGCTACTGCTGATGGAGTTAAAGTTATTGAAGAAATAATGAAGCTTACTAAAGATAGCCCTATACCAACAACACCAACACAGGTATCAGTAACACCAAATGAAGATGATTTGAAATCTATGTTACAAGATCCTAGATATTGGGACTCAAATAAAAGAGATCCTGGTTATGTTAAACGTGTAACAGAGCTATATGAAAAAGCATACGAAAAGAAAAATTAAGTTTAAATTTAAAAAACTTAAAAAAGATCTACATTGGTTAGATGCAGTTTCTGAATCTGGTTGGGTATCTGAAGAAGATATGGAAGAACAAGAACCAGCTAAAGCTGTGTGTAACCAAATGTGGATATACAAAGAAACAAAAAAATACATCACATTATTTGGAACATATTCATACGATAAAAAAGGTAATTTAGAATTTGGAGAAGTAATTACTATTCCTAAGATATGGATTTAATTGTGCGTTGCTTATAATCGTTCTAAATTCTATTTTTCATCAAGACCTTAAAAATGTTCAATGATTGCCCTTAAGGACAACAATCCCCTGCATTAGTAAGACAATCGGATAATAACGTAACTTAACAACAAACAAAGGACAATAAAATGGCAACATCAATAACAAATGCCTTTATTACTCAGTTTGAAGCAGAAGTTCACATGGCTTACCAAAGAATGGGT